GTCCGCATCATGGGCCGAATCGGTGCTGGCGCCGAGATCAGCCCCGACATGGAGCAGGTGCCAGAAGAAGGATTGGACGAAGTCGAGTTACCGATTCCGCTCGGCGTCGACGCAATCGCCTTCGAGGTGCAGGGCAACAGCATGTCGCCGCGCTACGACCCTGGCACGCTGATCGTCTGCTCGAACACGACGCGCGATCCGGAAGCGTTCATCGGCTCCGAGGTCGCTGTGAGGACAAACACTGGCGCGCGTTATCTCAAGAAGCTTCGGACGGGCTCAAAGCGCGGCGTCTACACGCTCGAGAGCTTCAACGCAGATCCGATCGAGAACGTGCGGATCGTATGGCTAGGCGAGATTCTGGTGATCATGCCGCCGGGACGTAAGGCGAAACTTGCTGCGATTGGAAAACGCCAGGCAGGCTGATGAGCAAGCTCATCGCCATAGGCGTGATAGGGCTGCTCGGAATTTACGTCTATTATTCGAAGCCGCAGTCAACACAGACTAGTCAAGGCGGCGGCACGCTCCTGCAAGGCGTAGCAGGCCCGACGCCACAGCCGAGCCGCCCGCCGCTCGACAAGTCGCCACAGATGCAGCAGAAGCGGCAGGACATCATCCAGCGCCTGCTTAACGAGCGCATCTTCATCAAGGTCGAGACGCCGGGCACCCTGCCCCGCGTTTCGGTCGGGCCTCGCTTTTACAATCTCGACTTTGATGACAAGCAGACATTCGTGAGCGTGGTCTATGCGTACCATTTCACCAGCCAGGACGACGGCATGGTGCGGCTAATGGACGGCCGAACCAATAAATCGATTGGCAGCTTCACCCGTGATTTCGGCCTGAAACTCGATTAGTCGGTTTTCAACAGAAAACCTGTTGACAGATTTTCTGTAAACAATTAGGGTTTTCCCGTCGCCTCGGAGACGGGAATGCCGCTATCGCCTCACACCACCACTGCTGACCGGCTGAAGGGTCACCTTCAGCGGGTTCGGGTAATGGTCGCATCCGGCGCAATTCGCCGCATCAACAATAAACCCGGTAATGCTGACGGCGGCGCCGGCAACAGCCAGCGTGCCGCCCTCTGCGCTCAGTTTGGAGCGCAATTCCACGGTCTGCGGCAAGTAACCGGGCTTTGTGAACGTCACGATCAGTTCCTGCTTTCGGGGGATGCTGATCGAGCAAGGTGTAACGCACGCTGGGCCAGGCGGTTGAGAACGGTCAACGACCATCCGTTCATCCTCCGTAGGGCACGAGCCCTCTTCCGCGCATGGGTTGAGGATTATAGATCGCATCTCCGCGCCGGGCGGAACGCTGTCGAATACGACCGTCTCAGAGCTGCCGCGCATGGCCGTCGCGCAGCCAGCCAAAACCATAGCGCCCGCAAGGGCGGCAATCGCATCCCCACGCATGAAATCCTCCCCGACCCCGCCTCTACCGGGCGGCGAAGGGTCAATTAAACGCAACCTTATGGCGGGGGTCTAGGGCCTCCGTCACCCTATGGAGATGGGAAGATGGCGAACGAGCTCCGGCCCAAGCAAGTCACCGACGAAATGCACCTCGCAGCGGCGCGGATCACCGTCGCTGCTTTAGTCGAAGCGCGTCACTTGAAGGCGCAAGAGGTCGAGGATGCTGTGCGGGACCTTTCGAGACTGAAGCCTGGCATTTGGTCCGACGGCTACTGCATCGCCAAAAATCTGGACGATGACTATGGCTGGGATTGCAACTTCAACATGGCGGAAATTCTCGACGGGCATGCGAGCGAGTTGCACTCTCAGCTTGACGCTGCAGAAAAGGCTTGGGCCGAACGCGTAAGGCCAGAACCGCCCCTTCCGCTTGGCACACGCATCTGCATCCGCGGCATCGAAACCGGAATCCTTGAGTCCGTCTATAAGTACGGCCCGGCGAAATATTGCGTGAAGATTGACGGCGAGAAGGAAGCGGAGCCGCCAACTAACGCACGGCGCATCATCAACTTCGAAGATGCGGTCGCCGCCTAGTGTTCCCCAGCCGCCCCCAAGCCCCCCAGCCTACCGGCGGCTTCGCGCCGTGGTCTCCGCGCGTTGCGTATTCAGCGGAAGCCACGGCGCTGATCTTCTTTGTCCTGTTTGTCAGTTGCGTCTTTGTCAGTGGAGTGAGTGTCATGGCGTTATTTCGTGGCGGTTATTCGGTTGAAGAAATGGATCGACGAGCGGCGGCGCGGGACTCCGGTCCGGCGCTTCGGGTTTCTGGTCGCGTCAGTCCCGTTGAGAAAGTCGAAGGTGCGTTCAGCTTCCCGGACGCGATCAAGCGCGATGTCCGATTCCGCACCGGTCAGAACGGGGAGCTGATCCTTCGCATTTATGATGATGGACATTGGCGCGATGCGAAGGTCACAGACCTTGCACCGGTCGAAGTCGATCTGCTGGCCCGGCGTGACCGCGCAAGGGCGAGAGCCAACAGCTACGGCTCAGGCATCAGCGCCCGCTCGGCACAGACCCAGGATGATCGCAACGGCGTCCCGGCCTTCATCGGACCGCATGAGCGCCCGCGCGACCGCAGCGTGACCGCGGTCATCGCCGCAAACTTCTACGTCACCGATGGCATTCAGTACGTCACGGACTCTCCGCTGTTCGATCATTCTGATCCGCTCGGTGCACTCACTGCCCGCATGGCGCGGGTGAACCAGTTGATGAGGATGGGGACGGGATGAACCTGCTGACGGAAGAAGACGCCCGCAAGAAATGGTGCCCGTTTGCGCGCAATTACGAAGCGACCAGCGCAGGCGAAATCGGTGGCATGGCCGGCGCTGGTGTCAACCGCAATGAGTCCATGCCCGATGACGGTCCGGGGTCGCGTTGCATCGCATCTGAGTGCATGGCGTGGCGCTTTGTCGTCGAGCATGAACCCCTGACGCCGGAAGAGATAAAGCGGGCTGGGTTCGCTATTGGCCTCGCCGCGGCACTGAAACCCGTCCTCAAGCCAGCGCGCGGCTGCTGTGGCCTCGCAGGCAACGCGGGGTGCAGATGACCTACAAGCCCTTCACCAACTCGCCGAATAAACGGGCGCTGCTCCATATGATCCGCCACGGCGGATTAAGGCGCAGCAACAGCAAGGCGACGTGGGTTGGAAGGGACAACACGGGTGCAGTGCGGTTCGGTGACGTCACCATCGCTGCGCTCGGTGAATGCGGGCTGCTCTCCATCAGTGTCAATCGAGCACACAAGGCCAAACAATTCGCGGCTTTGACCAAGGAAGGCCGCAGGGTCGCCCGAGCACTGCAAACAATGGTGAGCGCACAGCGCGTCGTGGAGACAGCATTGAGACCGAATGAAAGTGCCCGTGAGCGCGCCGGCCGCACGATCGAGGAAGCATTTTCATGAGCATCACCCTCACCATTACGGCCATCGCCGCATCACTTATCGCCGGCACTGCAATCGGCATCCGTGAGCAGCGCAAGCGCGGCATCCGCCCCGAGCTCAGCGACGATATCGACGATTGCATCACGGTCTATGCGGATGAAGAACGCTGCGACTGTGAAGGCGAAAAGGTCTCTGCCTTTTTGAAGAACGGAAAGCCGCACTGCGCTGATTGCGGACGGAGGATTTATTGAGCCCCATCCTCATCGCAATCGTCACAGCGATCTATGCCGTCTGCGCGATCCTTGAAGCGCGAGCGACGAACTACGGACTCGCGATCTTCCTGGGCGGATGCTCGGTCGCCAATGTCGGCATCATCATGATGGCGAAGGGGTGAGCCGATGCTTCGCTGGATCAAATCCCTATTCGCGTGGCGGACCATCGAGCGCATGGGCGTATGGGTGTATCGCGAAAACGCGGTCACGGGACAGCGGAAAGCTATTCACGTCGGCGGGGCGCTATTTGGACCAATCCGCGGGGACGGCTGGCTTCGTCATGGCGACATCGTTGTGAGTCCTTTCGGCAGCTATCGCATCGGCAGCGAAGCCGAGAAGTGGCACGTCTAATGCCCCGCCTGGAATTCCCAACCGCAACACAACGTGAAGCCCTCGCCCGATCAAATGGCATCTGCGAATGCCATCTCATTCCTTATGTGTTCACGACTCCCTGCGGCTTGAAATTGGGACCAGCAAACACCTTTTTCGAACACATCATCTGCGACGGCATCAGCAAGGATAACTCGCTCGAGAATTGCGCGGTCCTTACAAGGAACTGCTGGCGCTTTAAGACAGCAAACTACGATCAGCCGACCGTCGCGCAGGCGAAGCGGAAGTTCGACCGCAACAATGGCATCCGCGATCCATGGAAGAAAGCGCTGCCAGGCGGCAAGCGCTCAGACGTGAAAATCAAATTGAACCGAACCGTTGTCGATCGGCGCACGGGCGCGCCGGTTTGGCCGCGGTGAGCATTCCAATGGCGATGTTAAGGCGAAAGGAAAACCGATGAAGATTTGGGCCAAGACTGAGAAATACAGGGAAGGCAAGTTTTTGGTGGTCCGCCGTGACGGCACTGTGCCGCACTGGCCGCATTTTGTGCTCGGTGCGCGCGACCCTGCCGCGCCTGTTGCTTTGCGGGCCTATGCCGCCGCCTGTTCGGCCAACGGCTTGGACCCGGAATATGTCCGCAGCCTGCACGAACTTGCCGACGATTTTGAAAAGTATCGCACGGAACAAGGCGATGGCGACCCTGATGCGCCGCCACACCGCACCGATCATCCCGACGTGATCGCCGCCATGCGCGGTCACGAGCGAACATTCCACGTTCGCCCTGACAAGGGCAACAAACCGAAGGCACCGGTCTGTCCGACCTGCGGCGTAGTGCGGCGCCAAGGCGCTTAACGAGAGGTTATCCGCAATGAAGCAGTTCATTCCCGCAGAAGATTTCGGCGTCAATCTCGTTCGTAATACGCCGGACGGCGAGCTTCACGCCGCGCGCCACTACAAACTATGCCGCGCAATCGACATGACGGCGCTGGCTGTCGTGCTTAACGAAATGGTCGAGACGGGATTTATTTCTCGACGCCAAGCAGATGCCTTCGATGCGCAGGCCGGTGGGCTTTTGGCAACGATGCTTGCCGAAAATGCTCGTTCGTTCATCGGCTCGAAAGAGCAATCGACCGCCTCAAGAGTGAGGCGCTACGGCCATGCGCGCGTCTGCACCTGCGAGACTGACGCCTTAGAACATTGCGATCTGCATGGCCTCGGCACGATACCCGGCCAAGGCCGCGACGGTTAATGACCCAACAACAGCAGCAACCAGCCATGTTCCCGGTGATCAGCCTGTGGCAGCCCTACGCCTCCCTAGTGTTCGAGCGCATCAAGCGCCACGAGACGCGCAAGCGTCCGCCGCCGCTCAAGTATGTCGGCGGCTATATCGCGCTCCAAGCTACGGCCAGCTTCCCGCCGCTGAAAAAGATCAGCGAAGAACTGCACGAGCTTTGCCTCGATACGTTCGGCTGCAATTACAACCACAGCCTTCCGTTCGGCTGCATCCTCGGCACCGTCATACTGTCGGGCGGCATCCCGACGACAGAATGCCAGCCCGCGAACAACGATGATCGAATTGCAGGCGATTGGTCGCCCGGTCGCTTTGCGTGGCCCCTGAGTGAGCCGACGAAATTCTCAACGCCAATTCCCGCGAAAGGCAAGCAGGGTTGGTGGCGGCACGAATGCCGATGATGACAGATCAACGATGAAGAAAGCAGCGCAAACGAACCTCGATCTTCGGCCAACAACCTGGGCCGACATAGAGAACACGTTGTCGCTTGAGTTGCGACGAGCGTGCGGGGTCATGGCCACAGGAGACGGCTGGAGAGCCTTTCTGACTGAGCGCCTCGGCAAGTGGGCTTTGCAAGAGAGTTCGCTGAGCGAGTCGCAGAAGGAGGACGGCTACGATCGGGCGATCACCAGCGCAGAGTTCTACGAGCTAGCAATCGAATACGGGTACGGCCGCCTGAAGCAGATCTTCAGCGGTGCCGGCTGATTAAGGATAGCGCCATGAGAGAGACGATCATCACCGCTGAGGATGTCGCCAGCAGCATTGACCACGGCGATTACTACGCCTTCTTCTGTCCACTCGTCGGTGGCTATCCCTGCGAGGTCGATAAACGCGGGTGCTCCTGCCATGAAGTGTATCTGAAAGACCTCCACGCCCACATCACGCGCAACGCTCTGGAGCGCGCGGCTCCCGACCTGCTCACGGCCTGCCGCGCCCTTCTGAACGCGACGATGTTCAAAGACCATCCGGCGGAAAGCCAGATGGCAATCGACGCAATCAAAAAGGCCGCGCAATGACTGGGCTGCTTCTTAAATACATCATCCCACCCGTGTTCATATTGGGAATGTTCGGTGCGGCGATGCTCTACGCCTACTGGGCCGCGCGCTTCCTCGATTGGCTTGACCGTTGGAGGGCGCAATGAACTGGCGCTGTGTAGGCTTCTTTTTGCGCGGAATGATCTTCCTGAGGCCGATCCCGTACCACAGCGATTTCCGCTGCTACATGCGCGGCCAAGCCGTCACGGGCGCGGTAATCCTGTGCTGCATTCCCGCCTCGATTTTTGCCGCCGGGTTCGTGCTCGGCCGACTGACTTAACGCAAAACTAAGGATAGCCACGATGGCTGAGATCATTCGATGTGACGGAGGCTGCGGCCGGGAGAGCCCCGACCCGAAAACGGGACTGTACGAGGCGAACAACTGGATGAACCTAGTCGTCAGCCGCAACAACAAGGGCGATTGGCGGCGTCATCGGCTGTGCCCCGATTGCGCACGGCGCAATGTCTTACTGATCGACAAAAACGGCAGCTTCGTCTCGAACCGAGGCTTCGCGTCCGAAGTGCTGCCTGGCTAAAGCTAACGCGAAATGAAGCATAACCCTTTGATCACGCTCAAAACGTCAGCCATTGAATTGGCCAAGGTCCAGGACGCATAAGCTCATGGATGAGCGACCACAAAGCATTCTGCGACTGGATGGAGCGCAATTGTTCTGCGCTCTCAGCGGAAGCGTTCGAAGCTGGGGATCGGGTAGCGCGATGGCTCGCCGTATTGGAGAGCGAGCACGCAGGGCCGAATGCGAGGCAGTACGCAGCAGACGCGGTGGGGCAATTCAAGGAGTTGTGCGGTAGATGAGCCGGCCCGGCGCAGCATTGGCGGTCAAGGCAGCCGGCGCCCCTCGGCGCGGGCTGTCTCGGATCGAGGCCGCCATCTATGTGGGCGTGGGGCTTACGAAATTCGATGAAATGGTGGCTGATGGGCGGATGCCCGGAGCCCGCATAATCGACGGCCGGAAGGTGTGGGATATGCGCCGGCTCGATATGGCTTTCGAGGCGCTACCGGTAGAAAATGAGGGAGAAGGAAACTCTTGGGCGGATCGGTGACCAGCATCCGGCTTCGGTACGTGCACGGCTACCGGGACCGCCACGGGGTCTATCGGTATTACGTCCGCCGTCGTGGCTTCAAGCGCGTCCCCTTGCCCGGCATTCCCGGCGATCAAGAGTTCATGCTGGCGTATCATGCCGCGCTAGGTCACGCGCCGGTCAAGCGTGAATCCCGAGGCGGGCCGCGCTCACTCTCCGCTCTCATCGCCAGCTTCAAGGCATCACCGAAATTCAAGAACCGCTCGGCTGGAACGCAGAAGGCATATCGCCACGTCTTAAAGCATATCGAGGCGAAGGACGGCCATCGTAGCGCGGTCGATTTGCCCGAGGACAAGGCGCGGAAGATCATCGAGGAGATTGGCGAAGATCGGCCGGCGCTCGCCAACCTGACGCTGGCCGTCATGCGGCAGCTTTTTAAGCACGCCATCACGATCAAATGGCGTCAGTCCAATCCGTTCCTAGGCATCGACAACTACAAGATTGGAACGCATCACACCTGGACGGATGATGAGTTCGCCAAGTACGAGAAGCGTTGGCCGGTCGGGACACGCGAACGGCTCGCCTACGATGCGCTTTATTATACCATCCAGCGCGTAGGCGACGTGGCGGCGATCAAGCGCGCCGATGTGATGCGGGGCGAGATCCCCATCGTGCAGCAAAAGACCGGGACGGCGCTCATGATCCCGGTGCATCCAGCCCTCAAGCGATCGGTGAAGGCATACGGCATCAAGGGTCAGAACCTCGTCGGCTTCGCTGACGGCAAGCCGATGAACGGCGACCAGCTTTCGAAGTTCGTCATCGCCGCCGCTGAGAAGGCGGGGCTACCGCGTGAATGTGTGCCCCACGGAATCCGCAAGGGCGTGATGCGCCAGCTCGCAGAAGGCGGCGAGAGTTCGAAGCGCATTGCATCGCTGTCGGGACATAAGACGTTGAAGGAGATCGAGCGCTACATCGAGGCGGCCGATCAGGGGCGGATGGCGAGAATTGCAATCGAAGCGATACCAGATCGGAGGGGTTAAGGTGGCTAACCTCCTCTCCGGCAAGTGGCTAACCGTGCTACAAGTACCCGTAAATCAGGGCTTCACAGCGAACAACGAATAAGGCGGCGTTAAGGTGAATACTCAGGAAAACAAGCACTTAGGCTGGCTAACCGGCGCGGATGGCCCCGCTGAATCTCATAGCGTTTTTCCGAAAGTGGCTAACCGAAAAGGCACAGCGCCGCGTCGTGCCGCGTGGGGGTGCCGATGAGCGTCAAAACAGACGCGGAGGTATGGCTCAACAACATTGAGAGATTGCACGAGTGCGGAGACGATACAGAGCAATTCGGTGCAGCGGCGCAGTTATTGCGGGATTGCCTCGCTGAAATAGCAAAACTTCAAGACGAAGTAATAAGCCTCCGGGCCGCCAATCCATATCAATTCAAAGCTGAGCAGAAGCGATGAGCCGATCCATCAAGAGTTACGTCGAGCAAGGCACGCGCGAGGGGCTCAGCGCGGAGGAGATTTATCGGGCGGCAGAGTCGGCCCTGCCCGGTCGGCACATCTCATGGAATTACATCGTGGGGATACGGCGGCGCTATTTGCGTGAACGTGCCGCTCAAAGAGCTACGCCAACCGCACCGCTAGCAGTGACAGGGGGACACTCATAATGACCCAGTGGCAAGTCGGAGATCAGATTGTCGCCAAGGTCAGTAGAGCGCGTGGCAGATTGCTTGCGCGAGCTGGCGATGATGTTTGGGTTCGTTGGGATTCAACGCAGCGAGAGCAAAAGATACCGATCTCGGAAATCGAGCGCATTCACGCCTGCCCGCTTTGCGATGGCCGGGGATGGACAGCGGGGCCGCCCGCCCGCCCAGCCGGGGATGTGGAGGTGGGGGAGCGGCGCCTCCCCGGTGGCGATACGTCCGACTACTGGCGCAAAGAATGGAAGCGGCAGATTCTGAGCGTCATCACGAAGGCCACGCCGCCGAGATCATCAGGCTTGCCGACATCAACGGCTTCTTCGACCCGTTTAAGGTAATGCCGATGATGTTGCTCAATCTGAAAGCATAACGGAGACGAAGCCGTGAAGGGCTGTAATTGTCCACTCGATTGGCGGTGCTGTCTGTTGCCAACGTGCCCGCGTGCAGAGGCGCTGAAGAACGCAATGCAGCGACAATGGGAAGAAACGTTGCGGATTGTAGGAAACCCGGCCGTTAGCGTTGGAGCCCAAACATCGCGGATCACAGAGCCATGACGCTTCAAGAACTGGCCGCCGAAACCCTGATGCAGAAGAACAAGCGGTTGCGTCAGGCAAAATGCGAACACCGCGATACTTATTCGTCAACTGTCAGCGGGCCGAACGGCACGGTGACGAACGGCTTTTGTTGGGATTGCGGGAAGTCCTGGCGCTACGGCGATATACTTACTCACCCTACAAGGAGATCGGAATGAGCTTGGTCTATGACGAGATGCTAGGCACCGGGGCCAAAGCCATGAGCGGATATGAGGAATTGATTGGGAGGCAAGCTGTCGAGTTCGCAGAACGCATCGAGCGGACTGCCCGCTTACAGAAGGCCACCAACCCGTTCTCAAATGGCGGCGTTCGTGACTGCGCCTCACCGTCCTATATTGCAGTCATTTCGTGCTTCTACGACTTTGAGGCCAAAAGGTTAGTCGAGATGCTTCGTGGAGCCGCCACCGCTCTTGAAGCCGCACAGCGGGAGCGAGACGAAGCGATGGACCGGCTGGGCCGAATAAACAAGGCGTGCGAGGCGTGGGGCAATGATACGTTTGATGCTCGCGAGGCTATTGTTCTGATCGAGCGGGAATTTGATCGCAGTGTTGAGCAGGCAAGCGTAACGAAGCAGGATGCGTGATGTGGCGCTTCTGGTACGCAGTGCGTGAACTGGTCGCTATAGACTACTACCAATCATCGAGCCGGACCAGCCTTCAGTACTCGTGCGGTAGAGCAAGGTGAAAGAGCAACGGAGACTCAAATGCAGAATATTGAAAAGATCGCGAGGGCAAGAGAACTTTGCCAGCTTGGCTTCAACACCCATTCGGCGGAATATTACGAGCAGATCGACAAGATTCTGTCCGAAGTCGTGCAGACCGAAGCTATCCAGAAAGCGCGCCGCCTTTGTGCCGCCGGTCCTACCCTATCCTCGCCGCGCTTCGCCTACCCGCACATCGAAAGCGCGATAAGCGGCTAGGCCAACATGACCGCTATCCCTCACCTTGCTCAGCGTCAGAGTACTGAAGGCTCACGCACAACGTAGGCGATAGTAGTCCCAGATGCCCACCCTCCCCACCATCTCAGACTTCCGCAAACACGGAATGACAAAACTGCTTGTTTATTGCGGAGATCCCTGCTGGCACCATTCCTCTATCGGTATTGAAGGACTTGGTGATGATGAAACGGTCGTAACACTGTCTGCGAAAGTAAAATGCTCCAAATGCAATAGAGTTGGAGCTGAAGTCAGACCTGATTGGGATTCGGGACCGAAAGAGAAGAAACAAGGTGGTACTGCTGTTGGATGGATTAAGCCGCCAGAATTAAAGTGATGGACTACGATCAGTCATCAGGCGGCGAGAGCCTTCAGTACTCTGACAATGGAGCAAGGTGAGGGAAAGGAAAGATCGTGACTGTTATCCAATTTCAGCCGTCGGGTCCGAAATGCAGCGAGTGTGAGCGCGCGGCGACTCAAACGCTCCGGCTTGTAAGCGATGGCACCGTTGGTGAGCGCAGGCATTACTGCGACGATCATGGACGCTCCGCCGCTGAGAATAGCTTACGGGCTGCACCGCAGAACAAACGAATCCTTGGCTTTGTGAATTGGCAAGAAGGCGCCGAGTGGGAGATTGGTTGCGTGTTCAACGGCGAGTTTTGGCTTGATGATCGGGCTGTTTCGCTCAAAATGGTGAAAGGCTGGGCGCCGCTGCCGCCAGCACCTTGCACGGTGCCAGAGTACTGAAGGCTAGTTCGGTTCGAAGATTGTCAGTAGTCCCAAGACTCCACATTTCCCAAGCAACCCCTATATCCGCCTCATGTTGTGGCGCGTAAACGACCGGCCCCGGCTCAAGCCGCCGGGCTTCATCGATCCTTGCATCCCATCCAAAGCCGAGAAGGTTCCGAGCGGGCCGGGCTGGGTCCACGAGATCAAGCACGACGGCTACCGGATGCTGGCACGGAAGAATGCCGATCGCGTGCGGCTGTTCACGCGGCGCGGCTACGACTGGACCGATCGCTACAAGCTGGCTGTGTTCGGGATGCGCAACCTGGCGGCGGAATCCGCCACGCTCGATTGCGAGCTGGTCTGCACTGATACGAAGGGCATCGCAATCTTCGACCGGCTGCACTGCCGAGCGCATGACGGCGAGGCCTTTCTTTACGCGTTCGATCTGCTTGAGCTGGACGGCATGGATCTGCGGGCAAGGCCACTGATCGAGCGCAAGGCGATGCTGGCTGAGCTGCTGGCCAAGCGCGTGACACCGGGGCTTGAATTGGTCGAGCACGCCGGTGAGGACGGGCCGGCGCTATTCAAGGCCGCGTGCCGGATGGGGCTTGAGGGTATCGTGTCCAAGAAGAAAAACGGCGAATATATCTCAGGCCCCAAGCCGTGCCGGTCTTGGGTCAAGGTGCGTAACGTGAAGGCGCCCGGCTATTTGCGTGTGAGGGACGGGCTCGATGGTTGACCCGAACTGCTCGTGTGACGAACGGGATGGCTAAGCCCGTCCGAGCCTGATTTTTAAGCCCCGGAACCCCTTGCGCCCGTAGGCGTTTATTAATACACATTGATACACATTACCGCTTGACGTCCCGTGCCCCGGTGTGTATTCTATACACACTAAAGAGGAACAGGGACATGGGCGCCAAGGGCAAGGAAAGGAACCCCAAGAAGCTTCGCAAGATGCTCGAAGCGGACGGGTGGTTCGAAGTTCGGAAGGGACCGGGCGACCACATTCAGTTCAAACACAACACCAAAACAGGTCGCGTGACACTGGATATGGGAGCCAAGGACATTCCGACCGGAACGTTGAAGTCGGTTTACCAGCAAGCGGGCTGGGAATGGTGAGAGTAACAAAAGGGGACATGCAAATGCAGGCCATCGCCCTGATCCACGAGGAAGACGGCGTTTACGGCGTATCGTTTCCGGATTTTCCCGGCGCGATCACCACGGGCAGCACCCCGGATGAAGCCCTCGCCAAAGCGGCAGAAGTTCTCGCCTTCCATGTCGAAGGCTTGGCCGAGGACGGCGACGTTCCCGCGCCGCGCACCTTGGCGCAGCTCAAGGCCGATCCCGCGTTCGTGCGTGACGCCAAAGATGCCACGGTTGCCTTCGTCCCCTACTCGCCGCCGACCAAATCGGTGCGGGTCAATATGACGTTTGACGAAGGCTTGCTTGACCGCGTCGATAAGGTCGCAACCGCGATCGGTGAAACGCGCTCGGGATTCTTCGCCAAGGCCGCGCGCGCGCGCATGATGGCCGCGGCTACTATCGACGCGCGCATGGTCGATGACATCGTTCACGGCCACGACGGCAGCTTCCAGAGCCAAGTCAGCGAGCCGCGCGTCCCCGAGCGCAAGCGCGCGTAATAAAAAAGCCCGCCGCAGTTTCCCGCGGCGGGCTTCGTCATTCGGAGCGGCTGCGCGACGTGAGCCGTCCGAGAATTAGAATCGGATCGGCAAATTCGATGCGAGCAAAAATCCGAACGCGATAATCACTAGCAGTCCGACCGTGAAGCCGATTGCGGCCGTCGCCATTTCGCCGGCCGACCATTGGTCCCGCGGGAAACGGAAATCGGAAAAGCGCCTCACCGGCTCGCCATCCCACCGTGCGGATAGCGCCACGCGATAACGCCTCTACTCGAGCGCTCCCGCTCACGGACCGCCTTCGCATCGTTGCCGCTCAGCAGCACGATACGGCCGGGGCCAGGCACCGCGGTCACAAGCCCGACGTGGCTGCGCCACACCGCGATGCAGCCGACGCAAGGGCGGGACGCAGGTGAGCCAAATCGTGCCCAGTTGCGGGCGAGATTGTAGCGCCGGTCGACGACGCCGAGCTTCTGCCGCAGCCACCAACCGCACCAGCGCGCCGGCCTTGGATCGCCACGCTTGGCAGAAAACTCCGTCGACACTTCGAACGAAACGCAACGCCCGTTGTTATCGCAGCGGCCACCTTTTAGTTGCGTAGCGTCCGCGGCAGTGATCGATGCCAGCCATGCGCAAGCGATCACTGCCGCGCTTATGCGCGTCAGCATCATCAAGTCTCCGATGTTGTGGAAGGGCTACGCGCTACGGAACGCTGTCGACTCGTCGATCTTCTTTTCGATCCGGTCGAGCCGTTTTTCCAGGCGCTCGTCTCGAATTTCTTGCGCCTTTTCGTTGCGGGCGAGCATCATTTCCAATGATTGCTTCCGCACAAATTCATCACGCGACCAAGTTTCAAACGTGTGGATTTTATGCTGCATGGCCGCGATTGTTTCGCCGAATTCCCGACGAGCGCGATCAGACGTCTCAGCCATGATGCGCTCGAAGCTATCGATGCGCTGGTGGGCTTCCTTGCAGCTTTCGTCTGCCTCGGCGGCAACCTGAAGGGCATTCTCGCTTGTGCCTTGAGCCTTCGTGACGCGCTCGGACCAGTTGATCCAAAACCCAAGCACCGCCAGTCCGGCGACGACAAGGCCAGCAACAGCACCGATGAAGGCTGGCTCAAACATTACTTCGACTTCCCGCCCGGAAGCGCTGCGCGGATCGTGTTCATCACCCCGCCCGCTGAATGCTGGCCCGTTATGGCAGTATTGATCCGGTTCGTTGTATCGGAGGCGACGTAGCCGAGCAGACCTGAGATGATCGCTAGGAACGGCGTGAGAATGCCTACCAGCGCCGATGCTTCCGTCGCAGTAATCCGCCCCAAAACCACCAGCGGCAACAGCGCGGCGACCTCAACGCCAAGGATGACCGGCACATAGCCGAGTAGATGGCGCCAGTGCCACCAAGAGACCTTTCCGGCCTCGGCGCGGATCGTCTCGTTGATAACGGTCGCTTGCGCGGCGTTCGTCTCGAGCCGCTTTATTTCGATGTCCGCTTGGGCCGCGATCTCTTTGCCGCGGGTTTCTTCGAGGATGCGGAGACGTTCGACCGCGTTCTTGTCCTTCTGGAGCGCTTCGCTGACGGCTTCCGGCGTGGCTTCGACGCCGAGCGCTGCGGCGATGACGCGACCAACCTTGTCGCCGATGAAGGCGCCACCTGGGCCAAAAGCTCCGCCCAATAATCCGCCGAGGGTTGGAGCGAACTTACCGACGAGGCCTGCGATTGACGACCAGTCCATATCCAGCGTCCTTTGATGAAGCGATGAGCGATGATGGCGATAACGACGAGAGCAGCGGCGACGGCGGCGGCATGCATCCAGTAGTCGGAGAAGAACTGCCAAACAGTCCAACCGCCGCCCGCTGCGACCGCGCCACCGGCAACGACAGCGCCGGTCGCGTCTTTCTTCGGCTGTGGATCCGAGGCCGGTGACGGAACGGGAGTCGGCTCCAGCGATGGCCGCTCGCCCGCAAAGGCAATCGACGGATCGACCTGCCGCATCGCCAAGATCAGGCCCGCGCAGCCGAGCTGCTTGTCGACATGGTTTGGATCGAACTTGCCGTCCGCGACGTACTTGCCTTTGACGTATTGATCAGTGCCGGCCCACACGTAAGGCGATGGTAGTCCTTTGTTGGCGTAGCCGAGCCCGTTGTATTGCTCGAGCAGCGTCATTGCCCCGCCGGGTGACCAATCGGTCCATCTGGCGGCGTAGGGATGGCAGTTCTTCAGCGCATCGATCGCAGCCGCTTCCCATGTCGAGAACGGCCCGCGGCCGGCCGGCACCAATCTTGTCTTCCTGCCGGTGCCGATGATGTGCTCGCCGTTGTGCAGGACGCCGTTGAAGTTGGCCGCACTCTCGCGTTGGTGAATCACCGCGATGACGAACCAAGGGACGCCAGTGAGGGCCTCTACCGCTTGATAGCGCGGCTTGTATGCGACAAGCCGGGGTGCGACCTTGGCGAATTCCGGCCCGCGGGTGATCCTGGCATTGAGCCAGCGGGCGGCATTCCGCGCCTTTAGCGCAGCGATATTGGCCATTCTTGCCTCTTGGGAAATTGCGGGTCTTACCCACTGCAAAGAAAAAAGCCGCCCGGAGGCGGCTAGTCGCTCATACTTGATGGTGCTACGCTGGACGAATGCGAAAAACCCTTGTGACCCCCGACGACCTCAGGCGTCTCGCCGCCGACCAGCCATGCGATGAATGCCGGTCCATGCTCATGTGCGAGGACGCGGAGACCCAAACGGACCCGTGCCTGAAGTGCGGGTTTTTAGGTCGGCCGTTCATCAGACCCGCAAGCAAATTGCATTAGCCGCATACAAGCGAAGCTCACGGGACGTCGCGCCGCCCCTGATCCGTCCGGCAATCGCTGGCGCATAGTTTTCGGCAGTCGCGAACGCGTTCGTAACGCGGGCGACACGGGTAAAATCAATGCCGTCCGTGCTGTAGAACGCAAACCCGATGCCATTCGCCCCGCCGTGGATGCGCCACCACATTTTCGTCGCAGCGGCCAGTGTCACGCCAGTTGACACTCTCGACGGCAAGCCGCCCGCATTCCTGTTGAAAAAATAGATCACGTCAGTCGTTCCGGTCGGGTCGTGCATGATCCCGAACGCGTTGTTCGCGGTCACGGTCACGACATCGGAAGCATCGAGCGTGGCAATCTCATCCGCATCAGCAAGCGCTCCGATTGAGCTCGCTGCTTCAAAGCCGATGGCCCATGCTAGTTGCGCGTTCGATATACTGAATACAAACTCAAACATCATGTCACCGCTATCGGGCCGGAAAATGCGGGCACCTCGACGTTTGAAGCCACTATCGGACATGTCCGTCGTGGTGCCCGTCGCCAGCGCCACGTATGTATTCGGGTTTACCGCACCCGCGCCATCCGCAGCTGTGATCGTTCCGCCGAGCGACCCGACACGATCAAGCCAGCCGTGATTGTAGGCAACAGCGCCGCTGGTGACCGTGGCGAACAACCTGTTGCAATTGTCTAGCTGCTGAACATGGGCTGGGCTGGGGTTAAAGTTGTATCGCCGGGCCGGCCACGCCGCATCCTCTACAACGATTTCATCCGGTAGGCGCCGCAGTTGCCCTGGCGAATTATCGGTCAGCAGACCCGATGGGACGCGAAGGCTGCTCTTGCCATTGAATTGATAGAAAACAGGTTCGTCAAAAATTCCATCTACTGGCGTTTCATTCAGACCAAGGATGGAGATGCTGCTGTTGACGAACTTGACGAAGCCGATACCGCTTCCGTCAGTGGAAAGAATAGACCCGACGCACTGATTGTTGTGCTCCTGGAATTGCAGGTCGTTGATCTCAAATTCTTGCGCGCCGTGTTTGAAGTGTAGCAGCGACGAGATAGCCGAGCCTTCGAAATGCGCCTTCATGTGCAGCGCGCGAATCTGCACACCGGGTTCGCCACTGTGAACTATGTGGGCGCCGGAACCGCCCCAAGCCTGACCGTAAAGATTCTCGTGGTAATGTGCACCGCACGCCGAAATATAGATCGGCGTCCCGGTGCGCCAGAACTCCTGCCCGCCCCCAAACGCTCCGTCGCTTGTCGTATTGGCGCCGACCAACCGAAACTTGTCGGCACCATCGACGCCCACACTTCCGACCGTAAGCACCACGTCTGCAAGGCTTTCCATGCCGCTCGTCGGGCGGAACAGGATTTGGTCGCCATTGGCCGGCGCGGTCCCGGTGAAAGTGCAAACCGGCGGATTAGCATTTGTGATGTTCGTGATGTTGAACGGCGCGGGAGCCGATCGGCTGGCCCGGACTTGTCTTGTCGAGATGAAAAGGTTCGATCTTTCCCCGCTCGCAATCGGCTCAAAATCGGACTGTACGCCGGTCAGGTCGGCGCTGTGCCCTGCGAACATCAGCGCATAGGCGCCAGCATCTCTATTTTCGTTCTCAAAGACGCACCTGTCGGCAACGAAGGATTCTGAAGCGTAGTTCAACCCGGCGGCCAGCCCATACCAGCCGGCGAATACGCTATCCCTGACGCTATGCTCCGCTGACGGCGTTCCGGCTGCAGGCCGTGCCCACAACGCGCCTACTATTGGCCGGGCTGACTCCGACCCTTGCACGACGACTTTGTAAACAGGAAGACCGAACGAGTAGGTGAAATCGAGCGCGGCCTTGTCCTCGGCTTCGGACAGAATGACCCCGTTGCTGATATATTTTCCATATCCGAACCGCATTCCCGTAAGGTCGATCGATATCGTCGAGCGATAACGATGGTTGGCTAGATCCATGTTGCCGATGAAAGTTGGATCTTCCAGCGTTTCACGGGCCGCTTCCGTCATCGCATTGAGTTCGGCGCCGTCGTCGGCAATGCCGTCGCCCGCAGCCTCAAACTGCAACGGTGTAAACTGTTGGCCACCGGTCGCAGTGGCGGACTCAACCTCCGTTCCCCATAGCTGGGCTTGCCCCATGTCGGGGCCACGCGGCGCACCGCCTGATGTCGTCGGCGCAAATACTTCGACAGCCCGCTTGGTGAAGACGGTCATTGGGGAATCCTGTTATCTTTTGATGGGAGGTGGAGCTAAGCAGTCAACTAGAGCACGATGTGCGCAGTGCTCGCCGTGCCATTACTCGAATACGCAACGATGCTGTGGCCAACCAAAACGACCGTGGTGGTTGTCTGACCTGGCCACACCGGGATAGGTGAACCGCCGTTGACCCGAAGATAAGCGACGTTGAGACTATTAGGTGCGACGGCGACTTTATCGGCTCCCACCATTGCAGACGATGGTGCTGACGGCGCAGCGTTGTTGATTGCAAGCGACGGAACATTGAAGAGGGGTGACCACTTCGAGGAGTTACCTTCCTCGTATGTGCGAAGCCGGAATTCCCCACGCTCACCGCGAAGATCGAGGGGCACATGGGCGAAATGGATGGTCGTCTCTTCTTCGACCATCGGCAGCCAGGCGTTTGGCAAATCACGCGCGTTGTAAGTGCGATAAGCAAACTCGACTTCTCCACCCGCAGCATCGGCCGGCACCGTGTAACGAACCCGTGTCTCGTAATCGCCGGCCGGATATTGAACGACAGTCGCTTCGGCGGGCGTGTCCGGCGTGTCTTTTTCCTCGCCGAGCGCAATCTCAGGAATCTGATCCGGAGCGTCGACTTCGTCGGTCGACGTGTTCCAAGCTGGCAAAGACGGCCATACCCGGAAGGGAATTTCGACCTCTCCTTCGCCATCGAGCACCTTTGGAGCTCCGATCAGGCATTTGATCGTGCCAAGGTCGTCCGGGAATTCGAAGTTGACGATGCGGCACCCCCACACCGCCAGCCCCGCCATGTTGGTTTTGATGGTGCCGCTGTTGGAACGAGCCAGTGCAAACATCTGCCGCGCGCGCCGTTGCGCTTGTCCCGCATTGGGGCAGAAGGGCAGTTCGATCTCGAGCGGCTTTTCCCCGTAGGCGTCGATTTCATCCTGAATGTTGGCCCATGCGACACCCGAAAGATCGACCTCCGCCAATTCGTAATTGCGTTCCGGTGAGTAGTATTTTAAGCGGCACCGGTTCGGGCGTTCGACGCCATCGGGACCAGCCTTCCAAGAAAACTTGGTTATGTGGCGAAGCGGAATCGTCATTTCCGCGGTCGGATCATCATCAATCAGTTGCAGACCGATTTTCGACCCGCCGTCACGCTGCACAATCCATGCACCGATTGAATCGAGCACACGCTGCAAATTTTCGCCCCGAGCAGATTCTGAAGACCACACCCCGCAGCATCGCGACCGGGCAACATTTCCTGCCCGCGTAGCCACGACCGCATCGGCCCGATCCGCCTCATCGGCCACAAATTCCAAGTCTATGTCGTCGAGCGAACGCTCCGGGTAACTCAGCAGAATATGCAAAGCATTGAGGATGCCGTTTTCGGTCCACTGCTCATCGTCGATTCTCGGGTCATAAACTTCGGACTCGGCACGAACGACGACCTCAAGCTCAGGTGGGCCGCTTTGATAGAGCGCAAGAAAGTCGGTCGTGCCGAGGCCCGGATTAACGAACTTGGCTAGCGTCTGCGCAATGCCACGCGCACGGTGATCCGACGTCCACAATGCCGGAAATGCGGCAACGAGATCGGCCCAAGCGGTCTTGTCGTCAGGCCCAAGACTGGTTTTAAGATACGCGTAAGTCGTCGAGCCGTCGCCCTGCAGCCACGGCCGCGACACCACCTTTCCGTCGGATGGCTGCACGATCACCTCGCGACCGGCGAGATAGAAAGTTTCGAAACCGTCGATCAGACCCCTGCAATGAAAAATAAGGCGATAGCGGTCGTTGCCGACCGTATTACCGAACGCTTTCAGTCCGCCTAGGCGCGCCCGGCCGACAGCGCGCAGTTCGGGTGCCGAGGCATTCTCGAATGTCTGTCGCGCCTGACCGGGATCGATAGACGATGGCGTTTTCGGCGTGAGGAGAAGCGCCGCGCCACCCAGCAGCGCCAGCGGGCCGAGGGTCGTTATGGCCGACGTCAACGCGAGCGAAGCCGTGACCGAAAGACCAATATCGGCGGCGAGAAACGCAAATATCTGTGCGCCGATCATCGCCTCGATCCCGGCATAAGCGGGGGTCGGCGTCATGGCCAACGCTGCAGCGAGTACCAATACTGGAAACATTAGCCGTTGTCCGGGACACGCCATGCGGCAAGAAGAAACTTGCCCGGATTGATGAAAGTGGCCCCGCGTTCTTCCCCTCGAAACAGAACCAGGCCGCCATCGCACATGATCCCAGCCACGTCGCGCTTGGATAAACGGACCACCACAACGTCGCCGTACTCCGGATAGTCAGTGCGGGTTATACCGACATCAGCAAGCAGTGGGTCGACCAACGCCACGAGACTGCCCGCGGTTTTAATCAGCCCATAAGCCTCTTCGCGCGTTCGATAACGAGGAAACTTGACCTCTCTTCCACATGCGAGCCTGATCCACTGCACAACCCAAGGCCCGCAATCGTCGACCCCGATCACCACATCGCGCTCTGCCGACACGATGTGTTGCTGCATCAGCTCAACGCGGGTCACGTCCAATTCTCCGGAATTTTGACTCCGATAAAGGCACCGCCTTTGTCGCCGGCGAAACGCCTTTCCATGTCGGCAGGAGACCAGCGCCCACCAGGCGCATAATTATGCGCAGACCAGATATTCTCGACCGTAAGGCTCACCTGCCTAATCCGTAGGCCTTGAATTTCAATTGAAGGAGCCGACATTTTCCCGTGTCGGATCATCGGGACAAGCTGGGAGATGCGCGCCTGCGTCTCGGCGTCGAACTGCGCGAAATAGATCGTTGCTGCGCGCCCCTCAATGTCCCGCGCATCCGCGTACACTTGCTGAATCAACTCCTTCGAGGGAGCAGACAGCACGATCGCTACGGCTGCGGCGGCACCGAACTGCGGCTCTTCAATCTGACCAACGCCCACAAGCCTTTTATTCGCGGGGTCAGACACACCAATAAATTCGTGACCGTCAATCGTGACACGCCCGGTTCCTGAGTGCAGATATTGAACGCCACGCGGGAAATCGAACTCACCCAGCCAGGCGCGTGCCACAAACGGCAGCGCCAACCGATCCATGTCGGCTTCTGTGAAGACCGCGCTCATCTGTAATGGCTAATCCGCGAAATAGTCGCGAACGTCTTGGTCTTCGACTTCGACCATTGTCAGTATGTTGCCTTCGGCGGCCATGATGCCGCGCTGCACGGTTCCGGCGGCTTCGCTCTCCAGCCGCATCGCCACCACGGGACTGAGGTGGGCATAAGTACGACCAGTTAATCCAGCTACCTGCTTGATCAGCGTGCGATCTAGCAAAGCGGCAGTCAGATTTGTGGGGTTAACAATTTCCTGCGTCGTGTCGTCATCAAACGTCGCAGTGAGTTTGTGCAAGCCAGCGACTGGCAGCGAAATGACATCGGCTTCACGGGTCACTGCGGTGGTTGTAGTCCTGATTGGCGACGTCACCGAGTCACGTTCAAGCTGCGGCCACCCGATTCGGATCGTGAAGTCTATCGCTGCACCAATGGTTGCAACAAACATCACGGCAGGACGAACGAAGGCTGTCGTCGGGTTAACCGTTGTGTAAGGCTGAGAAAACCTGGTGAGCGTTGCGGTCGGGTTAGAAATAATAAAGTCACCGTTTGTCAGCACAACCCCAGCAGCATTGCATTCGCTCAACCGAAGGCGGCTCGAGGCAATGCCGTTAAACGAACCACTCACCAACTTCAGGAAAGCAGAATTCCGCCAACTTTGACCCTGAACGGCGGCGATTTGCGTTGTTGCCTCTAAAGGAATTTGGAGCGTTCCGCCGCTCGCCGTGCCGTTGAAGCGGAGATCAATATAATTGACACCCAATTCCGTTCCCACGCCGACAACAGTCTGAGTCAATCCGGCAAGGGATATACTTGGCCAATTCGTCGGCCTTGTTCCTGGCGTCCCGGCAACCGCGCCCTGCATCGAATTATTGCGGATAAAGTTGGTCGCTTCCTGCTCGATCAACAGACCGAGATCAGTTATCCGCGCAACATTGGGCGCAAAAAGCTCCCACTCGCCGCTAGAATTCTGCGCATAACCATCGGAATTGCGCTCGCAGGAGACCGCGCCATCCGGATAGTCAGCAGCAACAAAGTCAGCCGAATACCGGAGATACCCAAGTAGGCCCTTTCTCAACGGTGGCCAGATTCGATACTGGCCGGGCGCAATGACTTCGGTGATTTCATACTTGCCGAAGTGGAAAGGCATAAAGCCGAGCCATCCCGCTTCGATCGTATGGCCCCAGAATTCGTCCTCGAGATCGATGATCGTGTCACCGACCGCCGCGTCTTGGGCGACCCGCACCATAGGGCGCGACAGCTGCCACGGTTCGCCGTTTGACCAGGGAAGGCCGTTTGACCAGTTTACTGTGGGGAAGCGTTTCGTGTCCGGAATTCCCGACACACCGGCTTCCCGAAATGTCATCACGTCCGGGTCATTGAACGGCACACGGACCGCATTGGCGCCGCCATGCAACGCCGTGACCATCTTGCGATAGTGCCGCGTCTTTCCGCCCCGCAACGGCTGCAGCGAGATTTGATACCGCCACACGCCGAATGCGCTGGCGACCGTTTGCACAAAACCCGTAATGCTTTCGGTCGCAGCAGAACCGACCGAGCGAGGTCCGGTCAGGCGCTGATAGGCGATACGCCCAAGGCCGACCGGCCAATCAAGTAGCCGAGCCATTACCCTGCCGCCGACACAGTGCCGCGGGTTCGCATGTTGTGCTGAACCGCCAGGATTTGCTTAGGCAGCGTCTTTTTCAGCTCGGCCACTGCCTGCCCGATCCGCATGACCGCGCCCTGGTCGGCGCCACGGGCGTCGATCGTGATCGGTATTGACACCGTCATGCCACCGCCCCGCAGCGCGCTGTTCGGGATGATGCGCCCCATGCTATTCGGCACGAAGCGTTCGGGTCCGTTTTCTCCTACCAAGTAAGACCGGCCAGCCGTAACCGGACCGCCAGCGGCACGGGCACCGCCGAATATCGTCGCCAACCCGCCGCCTCCACCAAACAGGCCCGCAAGCGGCCCCGTGATGTTCTGGCGGATCGCGATGCGCGCTAGATCAGCGATGATCTGCTTCGCCATATCGCTGAAGGCTTCTTTCGCGGTCTTGGTCCCCTCGATGATGCTGACAAGCCCGTCCTCCAGACCTTTCAGCCCATCGACTGCGGCGGTCTGCAGGTTCTTGTTCACGTCGGCTGCATCGCGGGCGAACTGACGCAGCGGTCCGTTCGCCGCTTCCGACGCGGCTCGTGCCCTTTCATAAGCAGCGGCCATTTCGTCGATCTTCTGGCGCTGCGCGTCCGTGACTTCGGTATTCTTCAGGCCGGCGGCAGCATTCGCTTGCTTGGCTGCCGTCTCCAGTTCGGCCACGACCTTGGCTTTGTCGCGGGCAACGGTGCCCCGGTCGATCGCCGCGGTTTCGGCGTCCATCATTGCGATGGTTTTTTGGAGCTGTTCGATCTCCCGCGTGAATTCGTCCTTCCGCCCTCCACCAGAACCCAAAAATCGCGTGCTGGTGCGGCGGTTTGGGTCCGGCGTGACTGTGAAGCGCGTCGGGCCTTTGGCTAAGCCGCTCCTTGCAAATTCGGCGAACCCTGACTCATCGAAGCCGCCACCGCTTGCGCCGCCGAATAAGGCATCCCAACCCATTGCAACCGGGTTGAACTGATTGATCGCACGAAGAATAGGAAGGACCGTATTTGCCCACTGCTCGACCTTATCCAGAAAGCCTTGAACGGCCCGGACGCCGGATATGATCGCGCTTTGCCCGCCCTTGGTGAAGGAATCGACCAACTTATCCCACTGGTCTGCAAGACGCTGGGCTTCCTTTACCGTTTCGTCGCGCAGCACCGCGCCAGCGTCACGCGCGTCGTTCGCTAACTTTGCGAGTCCAGCCGATCCGCCTGACAGGGCTGTGACCATCGCCGGGCCAGCTTGGCGGCCGAAGAATTGCGCCGCAATGTTCAGCTTATCTTGCTGGCTTTCGGCGTTCTTGATGAGGTTCGCGACCTCAGACAACAACTCCCCGTTCGAACGAAGATTTCCATTTTGATCGCGGAGTGCTACGTTGTTGTCGTTCAAGAATTTGGCGAGGCCGCCACCCGCGCCCGCCTTACTGATTGCAACGGAAAATCGTTCAAGCGCCGGACCAGCCTGTTCGGCCTCGGCACCGGACTGCTTTAACGCAAATTGCAATTCCTGCAGTTGTTCGGCCGTTACACCAACGCGATCTGCCGTGTCGCCGATTTTCCCGACGACCTGAATCGTGTTGATGACACCCGATATGGCCCGCTCAAGCGTAAAGGCGCCCACCGCAGCCTTCGCAAACCCGGAAAGAAAGCTCGAGCCGGGGTTCATCTTCGAGAACCGACCCTCAATCTTGCTGACCTCACGGTCCGCGATCGTGCCAGCTTCCTTGAGCTGCTTTTCGAACTTGGTCAGCCGCGCCTCAAGCGCGGCGACCAGTGCGGGTTCCCCTGGCATTCAGTGTCTCGCTGTGCTCACGATTGCGGCGTGACGCCCGACAAGCTCTTCGAGCTCTTCGATGGTCGGGGCTGTCGGCTGCTCCTCTGCACCGTTGGCGGCGTTGAAGCCGTCGATGCAGGCTGAGAGTTCGAAGAGAGTGGCGTCTCGGGTTTCCCAAGGGCGCCAGCCGAGCCCAGCTCCGACGGCGTAGATGGCGGACCGGATAAGCCGTCCCTTGGAGTCGAGGATGTCTCGCCCCGATCCGCCTCGGCTTTTTTTGCGGGCTGTTCCTCTTCGGGAGGCCCCACAATAGCCGCCATCAGGATCGCCATCGCGGCTTGCGTGTTCTCAGCCAGTGGGCGCTCGTCGACATAACGCTTCGTGAGAACAAGCGCCTGGGCTGGCGTCTTCCCACCACCAATGAGACCGAGCCTGATCGTTTCCCGAATATCTTCAAACCGCCAGCGGCCCTCCCGCAGACGGTTGAAGATTTCCATCAGGCCGCAGCCACACTTGTCTTGCAGCTCGAAAATCTGCCCGATCTTGGCGATGTTGAAGTCGTGTTCCCCATCGGCCCACGCAAGCGTGATCTTACCGTTCACAGCCATCAGGGTGAACCGTTCACCCAGGTGACTTCGCCATCGGACTGCAGCGTAATTCCGATGCCGATCTTGCCGTCGTCCTGATTTGCTGGGAGTTCGAACTGTGTCAGCACGTAGCGACCGGCGAAGTATCCATCCGTGCCAGCAAGGTCGAGGACGATGCGAACGTTCTTGGCTTCGGCCGATAGCATCCAATCGCGCCAGAATGGCATGACTTCTTCGGCCATGGTGCCTGAACCCGTGACCTCGCTCGACAGCGAGCGAACCGTGCGCTCGACCCAGGACGGCAAGTCAGGATCGTCGCAGTCCGTCGTATTCGACTCGGACACCTCGGCGCTAATGTTGAAGTTCTTCGACGTCAGCCCGCAGACCTTCGACGTGAAGTCTTCTGGGTCGCCGCCGTCTCCAGGCCAAATAGTCATCTTCGTCCAGCGACGAGTCGTCGCGTTCGCCATGGCAGTTCTCCTTGAGATATTGAGGGTGTTACGCGGTCGGTTCGGTTCGGGCGCGGCCCGTCACTATCCCGTGCTCTGTTATGCCATCGGGATCTCGCGTGTAGTTCACGCGGTCGATCGTGAGCGCGACGAGGCGCGCACCATCAAGCGTCAGTTCTTCCTCGTGCAGCGCGTTGCGTACCGCCTCGCCGATCTGCATGACCTCTACGCTGGCAGCGAGATTGCCCGTGCCGCGCGCCCAAACGTCGACCTGAAACGAGATGTCCTTACCGTCGTACTCGTCCGCTTCTTCGGTAAGAGAGTCGAACGGCCCTAGTGTCGTGTATGGGAAGGTTGGGGGCGGAGTGGACGGCGCGCGATCGTAATTGCGATCACCCGCAACCGTATTGTCAGCCTTCAGTTTGGCAATGATCGCCTTCTTCAGCGCCAGTTCGCTCATTTGATCGGGATCACCTTCGCGATGGCTTTTTTCGCCATACGAGCGATTTTTGATTTCCAGCTTTTCTTGGTCAGCCGATACACAGGCCAAAAAAAAGGCTGCGCAGACATGTCCATCGTGCCGAACTCAACCGCGCGCGCGTAGTCGTAAGGCTTGCCTTTGCCTTGTCGGGTTGTGAGCGGCCCGCCCGCCCGGATCACCTTGCGAAGCGGATGCTTCCCCGGCGTGACCTGGATGGACTCCTGCAGCTCGTTTCTGCCGTCGATGCCGAGAGGCACGGCCTGGCGCATCTGTGCGGCCATGCCCTCCGCGCTCTCTTGGACCGCGGCCTCAAGCTCAGCCGCAACCTCATTCGGGATCCGCTCCATGAGTTGCTGAAACTGAGCAACCGACAGGTTGCGAGAGCGGCGGGCCATTAAGCGGCCACACCCTGTTCACACAACATTTCAAGCCACACCCGCTTGCCGTCCGGATCGATCGGGTTGGAGCGGATGTTGTAAAGCGTTTCCGACCGCTCATCCTTGGCGCGCCAATCCGTCGTGATCTGGCGAGTATCGCTCGACGCCCGAACCGTGATGTTCACGAAGTTCGTACCGGAAAGCCGTCCCGCAAGGATTGCCTCGCCGCCGAGCTTCGGCTTCACCAGAGCCGAATAAACGAAGGACGGAACATCCGCATAAACGTACTGGGTGTTTCCGTATTCATCCTCGCTGGCGACCTTCGGATAAAAGCCGATCCGCCATTTGAGCTCTCCTGCGCCCGGCATTGGCTTCCGACTCCGTCGCTAGGCGCGCTTTGCGTTCAGCAATCGCCGCAGCAGCACAGCGCTGCATGACCAGGGCGATTTGCCCGGCGCGGTACGCCCTGACGCAACGAGGCGTCAGGCGGAAATCGAAGGCGTCGTTGAAAACTACCCACGGCACCTAGCGCGCAACGCCGGATGCCTTAATGCCGACGTTAAGAACGGTCGTCGACTTCGCTACGCCGATCAGGCTCGCATACTCGCCCGAACCGACATCCGCATCGGGGCAGATACCGCCCGGCGTATCCGAAAGCCAGTAGGACGCACCGGCCGTCATCGTCGCGCCGATGGTGATGTCTCCCGACTTGAGCACCACCAGCGGCTGACCGTCAGAAGCGCCATTGAGAGCGATGCCATAGGGGACTCGGACTTCCGCAGTGGCCGAGTTGGAATCCGCCAGCAAGAATTTTCCCGTGGTCGACGATTTGTAGACGGCCTTGCCGGCAGTGATCGTTTCACCGGCAACGCCGGATTCTTTGACCGCCATAGAGTCGGCGATCACATTCGCAGCAGTAATGGAAAGGTCAGCCATGATGGGCTCCTGTTAGGAATGGATGCGGAAGGTTTCGATCTGATTTTCGATCCACGGCGGGAGCGCTGCCGATTGCGGCGCTGACATCTCGTCGCGGTGCTCGTAAAGCGTTCCGAGCTTCATCAGAAGCCAAACCCGGATCGGCTCGGGCAGGGACTCGGGATCGTCACCAGACGCAACCGGATAACCGGCGCTGAATTCAATGCGAACCGACTCGACATCGCCGCGCACCGATGATGGCCACGCGCCGTTGTAGATTGGCAGAACCCGCGCCTTGTTTTTCGGACCCGACGGAATAACCCGGAAGTGCGTTCCTTCAATGAGCTCCTGCTCAACCCCGTTAGCATCGTCATAGACGAAGCTGTCGACCGCGATCAGCGGCGGGTACGGCAGTTCGATCTCGTCATAGCGCCGAAAATTCCTGCCATAACCTGAGCCGGCATAACCTGTCGGGAAACCGTCACCACTCAGACGCCAGACTTGCGGTCGCAGCGCCCTACCGAGCCAGCCGCCGCCGGCAGGATCGAGAAGATTGACCGTCCCTTTAATGAGACGTTCGATCAACTCGTCATCGTCGCTGTGATCGACCCGAAGGTGGGCTTTCGCCTCTTCGAGCGTGATCACATCGTCCGACGGCGGCTGAATCAGAGTCAGTGGCATCAGTCGATGTGGAAGTGGAAGGCACCAACCTTTGACGCGCCACCGGCAGCGACAACGATCTTGATGCGAGTCTGCGCAACCGCGATCGGTACGAGCACGCCTTCGCCCGAGGCGGCGTAAAGACCCGCCACGCCTACCTGAGTATGGACAGGCTGGCGCGGCGCGCGATGCGCGGTCGCATTCACGTTGTCCTCATCCCAGATGAGCTGCCCGGTCGCTTCGTTGGTGATGACGAAGTCGACGCCGTCAGCGTAAGCATTGGAGCCGGGCTTGACGTAGCTCACGCCGTAGATTTTGCCGGACAATTGCGGCGTATAAGCTGTCGCATCTCCGCTGCCGTCAGTGGTGACGGTCACTTTCACTCTTCGCATTTTCTTCTCCGTAGAATGCGGCGCCGGGGCGCCTTGGGCGCGCGCGAATTAGACGGGGGTCTTTTTCTCGCCTTTGTTCTTGCGCTGGGTTTTGGCCTTGTTCGCCGGAGCGGCGCCTTCGGCCTTGTTTTTCGGAGCGGCTTCCGCCTTTTCCGAAACCTGCTGTCCGACCTGCTGGAATTTCTGCGGATGGGCCTTGAGCAAGCTCTTGCCGACCTCATCGCTGACTTCGAACTCTTCGCCCGGACGAAGGCTGTCGGGCTTGACCGAACTGACGTGCACTTGATCGAGGGCTTTGAGCTTCATCGGGTCTCTCCGGGCGTTGAAAAACTTCCCCTGCCCTATGAATCGAAAAGCCCGCCGGTCACCCGGCGGGCTCTATCTCTTGCGGTGTGAGGATGAACTACAGGGCGAGCGAGTCGCTGAAGTCGCCCTTGATGAACGCCTCGGGGCGATAGACGGCGAGAGCAAGGCGCTCTTCCGCACGGATCGTCACGAGGTTCTTGCGGAAGTTGTCGCTGTCTTCCGTGCTGATCTCGACGTTGGCGTCTTCGCGGTCGAAAATCTGCGCGGCGAGTTTGAAGGCGCCGACGAGGAACTTGTCAACGGTCATCGCCTGCGTTTCGACGACCGGCAGACGCCAAAGGCGAGGGTCAGTGCCGTTCTGCGGATTGGCGAACAGGTACGCACCCTCGTCCGTCTTGGTGAGCTCGATGTCGGCCCAGTCGGACGGATGCATGACGATGCCGCTCGCCGGGTACTCGGCGAGGAACGCCTGCAGCATCGCCAGACGGATGACATCGATCTTGGTCAAGTTGCCGGCCGCAGACGGAGTGATCGGCTGCGAATAAGCCGTTGCCTGCGTATAGATGCCATTGAGATCGGTGCCAGTGCCGGCTCCGTTGAGAAGCTGGTTCTCTTCGACATAGCGAAGGCCGTAACGCAAGCGGCCATCGATGTAGGACTGCAGCATCGGAACGTCGTCGAGGATCTGCTTGGTCGCGAGCACCCAGTGAGCGATCGTGGTCACCGCCGAGGTCACGATGTCGAACTTGATCTCCGACTGCGCCTTCGCCGTGCCGGCGGTTTCCGTGACGGTCGCGGCCGAGTTGGTGAACCCGGTTTCCTTAACGTACTGAATCGCATTCTTGTCGGTACGACCGGGGGTGAGCAGGTCGCGAACGGTCATGCGGCGCTCCGGAGGGGCGACGATGCCAGGCACGCGCTGCGGCACGATCAGGTCGCCGGCCGAGCCGTCGGCGTCGGTCGTCAGAGCCGAGATGATCGCCTTGACGCCGATGCTGATGCGGCCCTTGCCTCCCGACTTGACGAAGTCCTTGAACTTCGCATCGTCGGTGACGGTCTCGCCGAGCGACTTCTGGCGCTCGGGCTTGTCGCCGCGGCGCGCCATCTTCTGCTCGACTTCCTTCAGACGCTCGCTGATCTCGTTGTGCTTGATCAGGGCTTCGTCCGCCGCCTTCTTGGTTTCTTCCGTGACCTTGCCGAGGTTCTTCATCTCGGTCTGGGTCGTTTCGGCCTTGGCCTTCACTTCATCGGCCGCCTTCTTGAGGTCGACGGCGAGCTCACTGATCTGCTTCTCGAGCGCAGCGATACC